AAACCTTTCTCTATGACAGAGAGGGATGGAGATTAACCGCCTAACGCACCCAAAGGATGATGCCTGCGGAATTGACCAATACTTTAAGCAATCTGTTGGACCCGGCGCGTATGCAGTAACAAATCTTGTACCAAGTGCAGCTAACGTAAATCCACTAGCAGTTCAAGAGTACATGCTTTATCCTCGTGAGGGCTTCGGGCTAAATAACGCTTTTATTGACTCCGACTCTGTACTCCGTAACCAGGCTGAATTTAAGAATAATAAGTGCATAATTCGTAACCAGGCTAGACCCTTTCTAGGTGTTCCATACATGGGAGGTGGTCGTGGAAACGCTGATGTTGAAACACTACTACAGCACAGTGAGCAGGTTCGCCAGGGTAAGGAATCTGGCACAGTTACGGAAACACAATTTGAGGGCATCTACACTCCTATGATTCCAAATCTAAAGGAGAATATTCAGAAGCCTACAAATCTTATAACAGAGGATGCCAGCCCTGGCTGGGTTCGTGGCGGACTTCCCAGCCGTGCCTACATCCGCGATGTAAACTGTTAATTTTGGCACAACACTTTAGAAGTATGGCATCACTGTCAGAGGCATATGAATCTGTAAATTCAACTGCCCATAGACAAGACCCTTATGAAAATCCTCAGACCTTTCATCGATTAGTAACGGAGGGAGTACACCCAAGCCCCGCCCGCCACATACTAGGACTTGTTGGGGGAAATGAAGTTGGTTTTTCAAAAGTTAATAGAATTGATGTTGAGTCAGATTTACAGGGTATAACACGACCTAACTCAGACTGTACAGGACGTCATCATCTTCCGAATACAAATCAAACAATTTTAAGAAATAACCCAAAGGAAACTGTACGTATAGATACAAAAACAGTTCCACTCAAACCTGCTCAAATGTGGGCTTATCCATCTGTTATTGCTCCAGAGCCATTAGCTAAGGAAACATGTGGGTCCCCTCACAAATATTAACCTATTATAAGAAGAATGTCTATACCTGTAAAACAACAGGCATTAACAAGACCCAAATTCGATGATTTTCACCAAATTGATGATATGAGAATTACAAGCGCAGCCTTACGCTATTATGTGAATCCCCCGGGTGCAAACTGTCCTACAACCTTTCCAGTCGATGCAACTGTTCGTATGCAACAAAGTGGTAATTCATGGGTATCCGGTAAATGGAAGACAGATGTTGAATCTGACCTGAAAGGAATCAATCGCTTTGGAAATCGTATTAAATGTAATGTACTTTACAATCCTGATACTAATGTAATGAATGAAACCCCGTACACGGCCGCCCCTGATGAATCATTTCCGATGATATTTAATCGTCTAAGTAATCCTCCGTGTACGCTACGTGCAACAGGATGGAATCGATTTGATTCTGTTCCTCATCAACCCCAGCGCACATTTGAAACACCATTTGATTTTTTCATTCCTGCTAAGGATATTGATAAGGAGCGGATGAGAACACATTAATAATAATTATTACAAAATACATGGTTTATTACATTCATGTATTTCGTTCTAGCCATCAGAGCCAAGTACTTAAATTAAGTACTTGGCGGTATGCTAAATATTCTTTTCATGTTGCTCAATAGAATATGGAGGCAGTGGCACTGTTTGCCGTAGCAGGATTAGGATATGTTATAACACAGCTTACAGGAAACAAAGAGGGTTTTCAAACACAGGCACAGCGGGGACCTGATACAAATCCTCTTGCAACCTCGCCACAAGGTGGCTCAGTAAGGGGAGATCCTCAACTAATTGACCAGCAATATAATACACTTATGAATACTAACATACCAAGCTCAGAGCCAGTTACTAGTAACCAGCAAGGGCTCATGACTGGAGCTAGCTACATGCCACCAGTTCTTCTTGCTGGACCACGGGTTCCCAACCCTGAGCCACTTGAGAGCTCTAGTGCCGATGTATCAATGAATCCTGCAGGGATTGAAATGAAGCCTAACTATGTTCAAGGTGATTATCTAGTAAGTGAACTTACAGGCTCACAAATGAAGACAAAGGATTTTACTCACAATAACATGACCCCCTTCTTCGGCGGCCGTGTTAAGCAAAATGTGGCACCGGCTACAAATACTGGGATTCTTGACTCCTTTACTGGCTCTGGTATTAACCAAATTAAGAAACGGGAAGTTGAAACAATGTTTGATACTGCCCGTGCCCCCTATGGTAATCCATATGGCTTAGAGTCAAGCGCCGACTTTATTAAGAGTCGTATAAATGACCCACGCAATCGCAGTGGTGAACGCCCCTTTGAGCCTGTACGTGTGGCTCCTGGTGTAAATGAGGGGTTTGCCGCCTCAGGTAAGGGTGGGTTTCAACAGTTTGAAGTCAATCAATACATGATTGATAATATCAAGCGGACTGATGAGCTACGCACGGCAGATAATCCGAAGCTCACATACAATCAGCCGACAGTTCCAGGAAAGCACTTTATTGGCGGGGCAGCACAAGATTCTGGTGAGGTTCGTAAGTATCGCCCTGACACCTTTTATGTTGATGAATCTGGCGAGCGCTTTGGTGCCGCTGGACAGAGTGAATTTACAAAGGAAACATCGCGCCCTGTACAAGTTCTTAAACACACCGCTCGCCCTGAAACAAATACAGATGCAGTCGGACCAGCAACATCACAGGAATTTGGTGAATCATATGTAGTTGGTTCGTATCGTCTTCCCAGTGCACAACAGTATGGTGGAGCGGGATATCGTAATGCTGATATGACATCATATACATCGGCAAACACTGATGCTGCCGAGAATGACTATGGACGCTCTGGTATTGAAATTCGCCCCAATGAGCGTAATGTAACAGGCGAGCGTGTAATGGGTCTAAACTTAGTACCAGCCGATACGGGCAATGTTACTGTTCATTATGATGACCCTGCCCGCCCAACACGTCGTGCCGAGTCTGAGGGAACCATTCGTCAAACTGGCACACCTGTTGGATATGCTGGCGGTGCACCAGCTATTACAGTGTGGGACCCGAATGATGTTGCGCGCACAACGGTGAAGGAAGGCACAATCTTTTTTGACCACATGGGCATTGCTTCATCGGCATCTGCACCAAACAAACTCAAGGTGTATGATCCTGATGATATTGCCAAGCCCACACAGAAGTCACAGCTGTCGGCGAAGTCTGACTATTTCGGATCACCAAATGCTACCATGAAGGATTTCACAAGCCACGATTCTGCTTATAATATGCGTACGAATCCGAATAAAGAGCAGATTGCTGTTGGTCGCAACCCACTTCATGGAAACGGCGGATCTCTTGCTGTATTCGATGGAAATATAAAGCAGACCACAAAGCGTATTAATGCCGATTCTGTAAATGACCGGTCAAATGCGATTAATCGTGTATCGAGTATTCCCACAGGGGTTGGTGATATTGGAGCTGTAAAGTATCGTGTTCCCCTTAAACTTGACGTTAGTGCTGCACGCAATGGTCGGGAAACATTATCGTCAGTCTATGATAATCCTCTCATGGCGAGCCAGAATCTGGCACGTAATGCAGAGAATGATGATGCTATTTATCAGGATATGTTACAGGCATTATAAGGGGTCTATGATCTGTTTATCTCCACCTCTAGGAACTTTGTATATATTTCGTAAGTATGGTAACACATACGATGTATATTTATTTGTATGATTTATTTTCCATATGCGTGTTTCCATTAATGATGTATCCGTTTTAATAGCAAGTGGAGTAAAAATATCTTTGCCTAAAGTTCGTTTAAATCCAAATACTTCTGAATTCTGAAAGTTAGGTGAAGTAGTGCGTTGTAAGTATAAATCATAATTTGAAATAATAGAATGTAAAGCCCATGTAATATCTGGAATATAATATCGCCCTGTAATCTTTACAATATTTTCGTATTTTGTTATTTGTTTACAATTATTTAGTGCATATAGAATAGATATAGATTCAGATATTGTAGAGCTTTCTATCTCATCACATTTAAAGCTTACAATTATGAGTCGCGTTCCTATAAATTCACTATAATCATAACTACTACTATCGACTACACATATAGGTAAAGTAGTTTTTGTAAGCCAATCGGATATTGAGCGTCGATAAATACTTAAAAGTTTTTCTCTCTCTTCTTGTGTTTGTGATTTTCTATTGACACATGTTGTTAATAGAATACACCATCTATTATTATTATCTGGCTTATTTATATATAAAAATAATAAAACTAATATACATAATACACATAAATATATGATATTATAGACTGCCTTCATTACTATGTTATTAGATATTTTTTTATAAAGCTCTCATTCTATGAGCTAACCTATTTAATGCATTTTCTTCTGCTGCTGTTAAATCATCTGTATAGTTTTCTTCGGAAATTGCGGGTAACGGCATTTTTGGCTCATTGATTTCATTTGTATTAGCTGCATTATATTTAGCCTCTTCTAAAAGGCGCGACGCTGTTCTTATATTTCTTGCACGACTCATTAATTCATCAGCCTGTCTGCGAAGTTCAGCAGCCATTGCCATCTCACGCTCTGCTTGCTCTAATCTTGCTAGGCGCGCGGCTTTTTTGGTTTTACGACGAGGTAATCCTAAAAGTGAATTTCTTATAGGATTCACACGAGCAGCAGCACGACGGCGCTGCTCTTGTAGGTTGCGCGTATAATTCTGACTACGTTTATGAACTCTTGCTAGTAAGGAAGCACGACGTGCCGCAATACGGGTTTCGGCTTTTTTAGCAGCATGTTTCTGGAGCGCCTTACGCTCTGCTTCCATTGCCTTTTCCTCCTTTTCTTCGCGTGTTTGCTTTGCCTTTCTAGTTTCACCAACAACACGCCCCTTTCTCCACTCTAAAGCAACAGAAGCATCTATATCCATGCCATCTTGTTTAAAAACCCCATCACTATTTGCCCGCGCCTTTTGAGCACGTGTTACAGGTCTATGCGTTTCTTTGTTCTCTAAAAACCACCCCTCACCAGGTGGCTTAGCTCCAGGGCTATAAGGTCTTCTTTCTTCGGACATTCTATATAATCTCAATATTATTATAGGAAGATGGATATTGATAAAGATGAATCTAAATCATATAGTGAAACATCAACAGAAATTGTAGCATCATGGAATGTAAATCAAGAATCTTTATTAAAGGGTATTGCTGAACGCTCGAATTGTATGCGCTGGTTACATAGTGAATCAAATCAATATTTTGAGAATTTAAACTTCTATTTTACAATACCAAATGTGATTATTTCGACTTTAAATGGAAGTTTCACAATGAGTCTTACGTCACTTTTTCCGGAGCCGGCATCTCAAAAAAGCGCAACCACACTAATCGGATT